CAGTGGTTGAAAAATCACAGCCCGTAATTGTATTGTTAATTGGGTGGATGTCATGGAACTGACCCCCTAAATAAACGTATAAAATTCTATTGGTGCCGATAGCGGCATATTTAACTCCTTTATTGTCATCAAATTGATGAAGGGCTCTTCCGGCTCCAGTTAAATTATCTCCGCCTAATTGGTCCCATCCCCCTATTTTTTCAGGGGTTCCATATCTAAAACGTACATAGTCTCCTCCTGTCCATTGCGCTTCGGCACCGGTAGGGGTTACTTGTTTATTGAATCCTGGGCGAAAATTTACTTTTTGTAGCATCCCCCAATATTAAACGAGATTGAAATCCTTGTCAAAGCAGATAAATTAGGTAACACCTCATGTTTTAACCAAGAAGGAAACAATAAAAGAGTATTTTCCTCCGGTTCTAACCGCCAGGTGCTAGAGTTAAGTTCATTATACTTAGAGACATGAGATGGTTTAATACAATGATTAACAATGTCTTGATTATAAAATTGTATGCTTCCTGAATTATTTTTTGCCTTGACATAAAAAACTCCTGATATCAAACTATCAGGATGATAATGTATGGCATTACTATCCTTGTACTCATTGATATTTGCCCACAATCCTAAAATATTAAGAGGATTTTTAAAATTAAATAATTTGGCATACTCAGAATAAGATTTTGTTAAAGCTATAATAAAACTTTGTAGATGTTTATCTTTTAAATTTAAATAATCACTATGAAATCCTCCACGGTTACTAAAAGATAACCCGGGTGGATGTCTATCTTTTAAATTTAAACAAAACTTTTCTAATTTTTGTAAGTCTTCTTTTAATTTAAAAGATGCAACAGGTTGAGTAAATAAATTTAATACATCCATTATTTTGGTCTTGCAAACCATTTTGGTAAACCTAAATGAATCCTATTATCATATATATTTTTTTCTCCCTTTGGTGTTGCAGAATTATTATAGTGTAAAAAAACTTGAGCACAGTCTTCTCCTTGAAAAGGTTCTCTCCAATGTTCTACATCACAACCTCTATAAACAAGCATATCTCCCGGACCTAAATTAATTTTAATACCTTCCTTATTTAACTTTCCAGATGGTTCTAAATATATGGGCCATTTGTCTCCACCTAAATTCATTGTGGTAGATATCTCACAAGAAAATCTATCTTTGTGTCTATGAAGAACGTCTCCTTTTTTATATAATCTTGCGTAAGAATAAGTTGGGGCTAGTTTAAGACCTGTTTTCTTTTCCATGATTGGTTGAACCAACAGCAGTAATGTTTCCATCGCAGCGTCTGCATAGTGAGAATAAGTTCCAGGAGCTTGAGGGTCATCCCAAATTCCAAATTCAGTTGTAAATGGTGAGATGTAACGGGCATCAAACATGGTTCTTGACACTTGTTTTTTAATAGAAAAATAGTTGTAAACAAATATTGCAAGTTCTTTGTTAATTGCTTTTCTAATTATGGTAAATTTATTTTTTTTAAAATTATATTTCTTAGTCATAGAATGCGTAAGAAGCTACAATTCTTGGAGTAATTCCAATAGCTCTGTGTTCTTCTCCTTTCTTTACATATAATAAATCTCCTTCTTCAACAAGGTGTTCTTCTTTATTATTTCTATATAATGTCTTGCCGTGTAAACCAATAATGTAAACATCATAATTGTCAAAGTGAGAAATACTTTTACCACCAGAGGACATAGAAAAAAATATATGCATGTCTGATTTTATTTTGTGACGATTATATTTGTTCTCTAAAAAATTATATAGGTCTATTACAGCCCCGTCATTTTGAACGTCGTCTATAACAATAGTATTATCAAATATAAAATTAGCACTCCAATTACCGTTTAAAGCTGTTTTAAAATTGTTTCTATCTATCATTTGTGCAAATTGATTAAAGTCAAAAGGCTGTTCTAATTTAAATTTTTTCTTATATAGTTTCATCTTAGTTTTATGTAGTTGTCCTGTTTTTTATGTGTATACATATCAAATGCAATCGTTATTCTAGGGGCTTCATCTCCATGAGTATCTGTATAGTGGGGTATACAGTTTTGAAATAAAGTTATTTTTCCATTTTTATTTACGCTTTTATATACCTCAGGTTCATTTATTTGATTAACCGGATTGATATAATAAGTTGCAGTATTACTACATTGAACAGTTATATGTCCTCCTAAATAAGTTGTAGGTCCAACATCGTGAATATGGGCATTTATTCTCTCACCTTTTTTCATAATATTATACCACGCTCCAGCATATAGAGGTGTGTAATTAGGTAAGTTTAGTAGCTTTAAAAATTCGTCATGAAGTTGAACAATTTTATTTTTTAATTTTTTGATTTCTTTGTTTTTAAAAGACAGCACATTAAAATATTTGTGTCTTGCAGTTGTAGAATTGTTTCCAAGTCCTGTATAGCCATCACTATAGGCTGGTAGTTTTAATACATCTTTTTTCTTTTTTTGAAGAAACTTTGAAATTACTTTAAAATCAACATCATTGATTTGATGTTCCATTAGATAGTAATTCCATTCCGGCGCAAATGGATTCTTTTTTGGTTCGCTTTTAAAATTAATTATTTTCCCCATGATATTTAGACATCCCTTTAGGAATTGCTTGAAGTGTAAAATGTATAAATCTAAAAGGCGACTTACCATGGTCTAGAGTAAACTCATGTTCTAAATAACCTGGAAATAGAATAAGGGTACCTGGAGCAGGAGTTGCGTGAATGATTTCTGAACCGGAAGAAATTTCTTCTGTTTTTCTCGACAGTTTAGTTGTTCTCGCCCCCGTTCTTGGATCATGAAAAATTGGATAAGAAGTTTCTTCATTACATTTTAAAAAATAAAAACCATTAACGTGAGTGTTCCAATGCACGTGAGTAGAGTGATGTCCACCTCCGTTTTTGGCAAACTCTTGCACCCAACTTTCTGAAAAAAACAAAGTGTATTGCTTCATGTTAAAACCTGATTCATCTAAAAAACTTAAAGCTTGTTTACCTACATAATCATGAAACTCTTTAAAATTTTGATCATGCGTAAGTGTTGTTGAATGATGAGGAAAACCAAAATCTTTTAACTTCCTACTAATTTTTTTATTTCTTTTCTTAGCTTCTTTTATGTAAAAATTTGTAGACTTGATTAATTGTTTTAAAAACTCAGGTCTCTCTTCTCTCCAAATAGGTGTTGCAAAAAATTCTAACTTATCCATAATTTATTTAAAAGGATGTCCTAAGTTCCAAACAACTAAAGAGTATCTCGTTCCCTCTGTAACTGGTTTAACCCTATGCCATACGAAAGATGGAAAAATAATTATTGAACCCATAGGTAATATTTCTTTTGCAGTGACAATATGTCTTTTTTCATCTCTAACGTTAGGGTCATATTGTCGATAATCAAATTCTAATTCTCCACCTTTATATTCTGAACCATCGGTTAATTGACAGGTCATAGATAGCTTTCTAATTTTTCCATGAGAAGGAGTTTTGGGTTTGTCATAACTTTTCTCCCAACTATCACAATGCCAATCGTAGTATTGATTAAGTTTATATTTTGTAAACTGACAGGATTCAGAATAATCATATTGGAAGTTCCAACCTGATTCTTTGTTTGCTCGTTCTAAGTATGGATGAATTTCTTTATATATCCAAAGATCATTTAGCCAAGCAACATTTGAATCTCTCTTTTGCTTTAAATCTAAAAGTTCTTTATTGTTTAACGGATCTTTTTTTATATTTCTTCCTTTTCCTTCTTGTTGACCTGTAATTGCAATTTGTTCTTCTTGATTTAATCCATGTTTAATAACTTCTTGACAAAATCTAGGAGTTAAGGCGGACTTATAATACCAATAATAATTACTTAGATTCATGGAAAGTTGTTGTCAATATGTAGTTAGGTTTCTCTCTTAAATTTCTAGAGATAGAATACTCCAAGTGCCCTGGAAACATAATAAATTTATTATTCTCTAAAGAAATATTCCAAAATAAATTTTTTCTTCGATTGTCGTCATAATGAATTTTTACACTGCAAGAACTAGGGTCTGCCTCAACTCCATATAACATTATGTGGTCCGGTGAATTTTTTAAATCAAGTGGGTTTATTAAATTAATTCTTCCGGACTGCTCGAAGGGCAGATAAAAATGACCCGTTTGATCTAATGTCTGTAGATTCAATGAATGATAAGCTGTAGCATAATCCGTAACATAAGTCCTAACCATATCGGCTGCTCTTGAAAAAGCTAGTTTTGTTTCATAAAGTTGACTGATGGTAATATCTTTTACAAGTTGTATAGAATCAATTTCAAAACCTTCAGGCATTTTCATGTCGCCGTAATATATGGACTGTTTTGATAAAATTTTTTCTTTCATTTATAGGAATATATCAATTACTATTAATAAATCAATGGGTCACAGAATAGTTGTAATAATTTGTTTTTTTCAAAGTCATTCTTGCGTTTAATAAAGTGCTTTTTCTTTGAATAACAATTAAAGGTAGTTTAAAAGAGGTATTTCCAACCTTGGTTTTATGGACATCACTATTTTTATTGTGCGGATATATGTATAAAATCTCTATGTCTTGTTTATGATACTTAGAATTAAATTTTGTTACAACTTCTTCTAATTTTTCTCTACTTATGTTTAATTCTATCACAACAACAATTGCTTCTTTATCTTCTTTAAAACTATTTAAATACTTAATAAGGTTGTCTTTCAAGTTATTATTAACATAAACAACAAGAACTTTGTCCCAATATTTTTTTAAATATGGACATACAGAATAACCACCTAATTCTTTTTTAGGTTTCATAAGTTGTTTTAAATAATTATTAATATCTGTATATTTTGACAATGCTATTCAATATAAGGGTCTGTGTGGGATTCTAAATCCCATTGACCTGTACCTTCATTCCATGAATAATGCCATTTAGTATCAGAACCATTTATATCATTATCATTTTCTTGTTGTGGTGTAAGTGCCGGTTCGTCACCCGCAGGTGATTGCCATCTAGCTTCCCCTACATTTTTAACCCATGATCCATAAGGTTTGGGTGGCCAAAAAATATTGTTGGCTGAATCCCAAGTCCCTCCAATCCCTGCATAGTTTCCTCTAAATGCAGCGCCTCCTTCGCGATGAGTGTTTTGAAAAGTGTTGTAAGAAGTTTGAATCCATTGAGCAACTGGCCAATTATTATGTTGTTGTAAATAAGCTTGACCCACTGATTCTGTTTCAACTCCTTCACCATTTAATACGTTTGAATTATGTAGAGAGCAAACATTCAATACAACATTGCTTCCATCTATTTTTGCAAAATGTGCCATTATTGAAACTTATAACGGATACGAACTAGTCCGCTACCTCCGCCACCTCCGGGTGCAGGGGGTTCTCCTCCTCCACCGCCGCCACCGCCACGGTTTGCACTTCCTGCGTTTCCAGGACTACTTCCAGGACCACCAGTTCCGCCACCATCAGATGCCGGGCCAGGACCTCTTCCAAAAGATGAGGTTCCTCCTGCTCCACCGCCGCCAGAATTTCCTACTGAAGCTGAACTAATTGAAGTATTTTCTCCACTGCCGCCAGCACCACCTGTAGGACCTAGTCCTCCACCTGATCCGCCAGCTCCTCCGCCGCCTCCGACGTTTGAACCACCTCCTTGACCTTCCGGTGGTGAATATCCTCCGGCATTACCTGGGTTTCCACTGCCAGAGTCAGCACCGCCGCCTCCGCCAGAACCACCTGGTCCACCAGCACCTGCTGGTCTTGGTCCTCCAGAACCACCACCAGTTGTAGATATACCTACTGCAGAAGAAGTTCCACCTTGTCCAGGTGCAGGTCCTCCTCCGCCAACTACTATTGGATAACCCTGTGCTGTAACCTCGATTGCAGCCACACATGCTCCTAATGGAGATATAGAATAACAACCTGATACAATACCTGCAGATTCTCTATAACCTCCTGCGCCGCCACCGCCAGCAAAACGAGTTCCACCTCCTCCGCCACCGGCAACAACTAAATAATCAACTTGATTAGATCCTGATGCATTACCTGCACAAGAAACACAAAATGTTCCATTCCCTGTAAAAGTATGAACTTTATAATTAGTACATACGGTACATATAGAATCTCCTCCAGTTGCTACTATAAATTTTGGTCCACCTCCTGAACCAAATCCTAAGACTTGGTAACCAAAAGATTTCCCTCTTCTTGATGGTATATTTTTTGAACCTTTACCCTCGACTGTTAGTGGATGGTTTATTTTTCTCATGTCTAAATTCCTTATGCGTCGTTAGCAGCGTCTGTAGTATAGAATAATTTAATGCCTAACAATCGTGCGTCACCAGTAAAGTCATCGTCACCATCTGCTGCGTTTCTAAAAACTTGAAAAAATGTATAATCATCGTCAGCGGGAGATCCAGCAATTGTTACTGCACCACTTACCGCACTCATTTGTACATCTTCGACAGTCCCAATTCCATCATCTTCAACTTCTATGGCCGTTCCAAAAACTACATCGGCTGTGTCGCCTTCAGTACATGAAACACCTTGAAGAGCCCAAATACAAGTATCCGTATTCGTATTACTTGGACTCCAAAAAACTTGATATGTTACTGTACCTAAATTCCATGATTTAGGCATCGCAATAGAAAACTGTGCATATTCATTT